ATACTAAAGAGTTGAGTATTCTCTGGAGTTTGATAAGGATGAGAAGCTGAACCAACTCCAGAAAGAACAAAGGCATAAGTTCCAATACCAATATTCTTTTCTCTTCCGTACTGAGGAGTAAAATCTACCTTTGGATGTGTTAGATTTCCAGAAAGTACTAGAGTGCCTAGACCAACATAAGATTCTGTATTTTGTTCGTTAGTAATTCCTGCAGAAATCGATAGAGATCCAGATCCTCTGTATGTTGGATATATTCTGGATTCTAAAGCAGTACTATAGATTAATTGAGTAGATCCAATAATGTCTGGTTGAATAACGTTAGAATCAAATCTAAGTGGAACGATTGATGTCCTATTGTACTTCTGGAATAAGAAGTAACTCTTATCAAATGTGGAATATAACTCTACATTTCCACTAAATCCAACTGAAGGAATTTCTCTAACACCAATACTAAAGAGTTGAGTATTCTCTGGAGTTTGATAAGGATGGGAAGCTGAACCAACTCCAGAGAGTGAGAAAGCATAAGTTCCAATACCAATATTCTTCTCTCGACCATAGTGAGGAGTAAAATCTATCTTTGGATGGGTTAGATTTCCAGAAAGTAATATGGTTCCTGATCCAAAGTGGGCTTCTGTATTCTTTTCACTCGTAATTCCTGCAGAAATCGATAGAGACCCAGAGCCTCTGTAGGTAGTGTATACTCTAGATACTGCGGCAAAGTTGGGGATTGTTTGACTGACACCAATAAAGGAATCAGGACTCTTAACATCAGCATCAAAGTATAGAGGTACAATTGTTTTTCTATTATACTTCTGGAATAAGATGTAGTTTCTATCGAACGTTGGATAATAAGGCTCAATATCAGTGTTGCGATCAAAGACAGATTTTGTTTCATCAAATGTCTTGGCGGTAGATGGTATTTCGCTCTTACCGATATTAAAGAGTTGAGTATTCTCTGGAGTTTGATAAGGATGAGAAGCTGAGCCAACTCCAGAGAGTGAGAAAGCATAAGTTCCAATACCAATATTCTTTTCTCTTCCGTAATGAGGAGTAAAATCTACCTTTGGATGTACTAAGTTTCCAGAAAGTAGTATGGTTCCTGATCCAAAATGAGCCTCTGTATTCTTCTCGCTAGTAATTCCAGCAGAAATCGATAGAGATCCAGAGCCTCTGTATGTTGGATATATTCTGGATTCTAAAGCTGTACTATAGATTAATTGAGTAGATCCAATAATGTTTGGTTGAATAACGTTAGAATCAAATCTTAGTGGAACGACTGATGCCCTATTGTACTTCTGGAATAAGAAGTAACTCTTATCAAATGTAGAATATAGTTCAATGTTTCCACTAAATCCAACTGAAGGAATTTCTCTAACACCAATGGTGAACAACTGAGTATTCTCTGGAGTTTGATAAGGATGAGAAGCTGAGCCAACTCCAGAGAGTGAGAAAGCATATGTACCAATACCAATATTCTTTTCTCTTCCATAATGAGGAGTAAAATCTATCTTTGGATGTACTAGGTTTCCAGAAAGACGTATAGTTCCTGATCCAAAGTGGGCTTCTGTATTCTTTTCACTCGTAATTCCAGCAGAAATCGATAGAGAACCAGAGCCTCTGTAGGTAGTGTATACTCTAGATACTGCGGCAAAGTTAGGAATACTCTGGCTACCATCAATAAAGGAATCAGGACTCTTAACATCAGCATCAAAGTATAGAGGTACAATTGTTTTTCTATTGTACTTCTGGAACAGAATGTAGTTCCTATCAAAGGTTGGATAGTATGGTTCAATGTCAGTATTACGATCAAAGACAGGTTTATTTTCATCAAAGGTTTTAGCTGTGGATGGTATTTCGCTCTTACCAATACTAAAGAGTTGAGTATTCTCTGGAGTTTGATAAGGATGAGAAGCTGAACCAACTCCAGAAAGAACAAAGGCATAAGTTCCAATACCAATATTTTTCTCTCGACCATAGTGAGGAGTAAAATCTATCTTCGGATGTGTTAGATTTCCAGAAAGACGTATAGTTCCTGATCCAAAATGAGCCTCCGTGTTCTTCTCGTTAGTAATTCCAGCTGAAATCGATAGAGATCCAGAGCCTCTGTAGGTAGTGTATACTCTAGATACTGCGGCAAAGTTGGGGATTGTTTGAGTTTGTGTATCACTAATAAATGAATCTGGTGTTCTAACACTAGAATCAAAATTAAGAGGTATGATAGTTTTTCTATTATATTTTTGAATAATAGATAATCCTTATCAAAAGTTGGATATATTGGGGATTTATTGCTATCTAAATCGAATACTGAATTATTTTGATCAAATGTTTTAGCTGTTACTGGTATTTGACTCTTACCAACAGAGAACAATTGAGTATTCTCTGGAGTTTGAGCTGGATAAGCCTCTAAAGCTCTTCCAGAGATCGTTATAGAACCAGAACCAACGTAAGAACTTGCATTTTTTTCTATTCTAGTACCAGATACTACTAGAGTTCCTATACCAACATAAGATTCTGTATTCTTTTCACTAGTAATTCCAGCAGAAATCGACAGAGATCCAGAGCCTCTATAAGTCGTGTATACTCTAGATACTTTGAGTCGAAATTAAGAGGTATAATAGTTTTTCTATTATATTTTTGGAATAATAGATAATTCTTATCAAAAGTTCCCGATAGTAAAGATTCTCTATTACTATCTAAATCGAATACTGAATTATTTTGATCAAATGTTCTACCTGTAGATGGTATTTCGCTCTTACCAATACTAAAGAGTTGAGTATTCTCTGGAGTTTGATAAGGATGAGAAGCTGAGCCAACTCCAGAAAGAACAAAGGCATATGTACCAATACCAATATTCTTCTCTCGACCATAATGTGGAGTAAAATCTACCTTTGGATGTACTAAGTTTCCAGAAAGACGTATAGTTCCTGATCCAATATATGGGGAAATATTATAACTTTCTAATAAAGCAGAAGAGATACTAATATTTCCAGATCCAATTTCTTTACCTGAAAAACTCTTTTGACCAGAACTTACTATAATTTGGTTTTCTACATCAAAAGTTACTGGTAATTTATATCCAGAGTCGAATGTTGTTGGAAAAGAACTAGAACTATTATTTTTATTATTACTAAAATCTAAACTTGGTGAAGTTTTATCAAATGAACTTATTGATTCATTTGCAGAACTATATGCATCAAAAGTTGGACTTGTGCTACTAAAAAAAGTATTATTATATGTTATTCCTAAATTTAATGTACAAGAACCCTGATATGAAAATATTGTCATTTCAAAGTCCTCCTATCCATCAGAGGATCTCCTACCAACCATGGAGCAATCATTAATTTATTTTTAGGTTTCATTTCAAAAACAGTTCCAGAACCGATCCAGAATGGAACAATTTTTGACTTGAATTCAAAATTATTTTTTACCACAACAAAATGTACTACTATAGATTGCGATGAACCTACTAGTTCAACTTCCCCAGATGATACATATGCATATACAACAGGGATCGATACTAAACTTGATGATGGGACTATTATGATTGTATAATCAAAAGTTAAAAATTTTTCATTATTATATGAATCAAATGTGGAACAAGACCCATCGAAAGTCGCGTGTTCGTACATTTTTTTCCCTATGAAAAGGGGGGATGTCTTATTAAGTCATCCCCCACAAAACAAAAACAATTGTATTTAGTATATAAAATCAGTCAAGAGCAACGTTAAGAGTGATCTTGATTTGGTCACCATTATTTTGGATTTCATAAGGACCATTTGTAAATCTCTCAGCATACATTACTGAACTATAGAGAGTACACGTATTAAGTCCAGAAATATTGTTAAGAGTTGGATTCATTGAAGGAGTTGTATAAAACTCATTAGCATTAGGAACACTGAATACAGTGTAAACATTAGAATTCAATTGGGTATTGCCTGCCCCAGCAGCGATATAAAGTACATCACCTGCAACTAATTGGTGTGCGGTTGCAACACATTTTGCAAAACTAAAGTTAACAATACCACCTGTAGCAGCCTGAATGTTATCGATTAGTGGTTTATCGATATATACAACTTTAAGAGCTCTGTCGATACCAATTACTTTGGTTCCTGTTTGTACACCAGCATTACCTGCAACAACCATTCCTAAAGTGATGTCATCGACACTCTGAGAGGTATGGATTGTAACATAAGAGTTACCAATAACTCCAATAACCGCTGTTGAATCTGCAGCACCTTTGGAAATGGTTGTACCGATACCTACAGTAGCGGAGTGAGTTACACCCTGCAGAGAAACTGGTAGGTTATTTGCTCTGGTTACATAATAACCATAAACACTACCAGCAGCACCAGTAAATGTAAATGTCTGTTCTGGATAAGTTGCAGTGGTTCCAGAACCAACTTGGTTAATTACCCAACGAGATCCATTTAAAAGAATACCAGTTTGAGATGTATAAGATTGATCAGTTCTATTGTTTACACAGTATGGATAACCTGTAGTAGGAGCATATCCATAAGCGTTTGTGTTACCAATACCATATGGTTCAAAGTAAGCAGTTGACGATGGAACATCAGCTTCAGCTGGCGTCGTATTGCTTGTAAAAAGTTTTAAAACTAGGTTTCTTGGAGATTGATCCGCAAGTGTCGCTGTATGGTTGTTTTGTGCAACCAAATATCTCAGTGATTCGAGTTCTCCAATGTTTGGAACTAATAGTGCCATTTAAACAACTCCCCTACAGGTTATGATTTTTAATAACTATATTTATTTATAATTTTAATTTTAAAGAGATCAAAAATCTATTGATGTTATTCACAGCTATAACATCAAAAGTCAAAATATCCCCAGATACTAATGTAGTATCCCAACTATTTAGATTATCATCTCTATATTTTCTTTGATTTGTTAATCTAGGATATTCTGGAACTATGGAAGTAAATGTTGGAAAAGTGGAATAATTTGATTTTTTTATATCTAAAATTAAATCCCCTTGTTGATCCGATAATATTACTAAAGATTCTATAATTCCACTAACATCAAGAGTTACTGATCCTTTATTGCCAGGTAACATAGCGATAGAACCACTATCTACAATATAATTTATTGTTCTTGTTAGATCTGCAGTCGTAGCAAGAGCTATGATAAAAACATCATCACCAGGATTTGGAGCAACAGTGAAAATAATATTATTTGTTGATGTAGTATAATCTTGATTTGGCTCCATTACAAGATTATTTTTAACCACTATCAATTGTTGATCATTTATTGGGACATAATTATTTCCAGATTCATATAATCCAAATGTATGAGCAATTCCAGTAAATTGGGAATTTATATTATCAAGAATGATATTCCCATATTGAATAGATTTAGTGGGAATTTCGTAATCGACACCAATTCTATAAGGCCCCGGCTCATTTAACGTTACTAAGTAATCTGTCATTATGATACCCCTGGAGTTACAAGAACGTTTCCTTGTACAGCTCGACTTCTATAAGAATTTGGAGAAATGAGAATTACATCATAAACATATCTTCCACCATCAATAGCATAAGTTGCCGTAAATCCCATTGAAACTGCAATTTTTCCATTTAATCTATCTACAAAAGAAAGAGTTAATGGATATGCAACAGAAGACGTTGGATGTTTTCTAATAGAAGAAATTCCCGTATACCCTGTTAAATTTAATGGTGCATTGTTGGTGTTCCTAATCGTAAAGGTGGCTTGAAAGTCAACCCCTTGTTCAAGAACTAAGTTTACATTCCTTGCCGCCATTATTGGTGTCCGTTTTTAAGTATTTATGAGTTGGGTTCCAATTTAGAAAGAATGAGTTTCATCATATCTTTTATTTCACTTACATCATTTTTTAAAATATCAATTTCATTTTTTTCTTTCAATTTTAATTCTTTTGTTCTTTGATATGAATCAAATTCAATATCAGAAATATTGACTATGGCTCCACTTTCCGAATCTCTATAAAGTCCTGGTTGTCCTTCAACGGGTATTTTCATAATTTTAATTAAATAGAAGCAATAACTCTTAAATCTCTAATAAGAGGTGTAAATGTAGTATTTGTGCCGGACATCAATATTTTTATTTGGAATCCATTGAATAGGGGAAGATTCTTAGAAGTAAATTCATAAGATTTAAATTCACCTATTGTAGAAGAAGCTAAAATATTTTTATCAGGTTTTCCATTATTATTTGAAGCATTAATTACCATTCCATCTTGATCCAAATTATCATACCCTGGGAATAATTCCCATAGTTGTGTTGTTGGATCGGAATCGGTTCTGAATAATCTGTAAAGAACTCTTATATCACTGGAAGAATGTTTATATGCATCAAAGAATACTTTGATGTTATCGGAACTTTTTTCTAATCTAACTATTTTAGTTACATAACTACAAGCTGTTGGGTCATCCCTTAAAGAATTTACTCTAAAATCGGTTGCATAATTTGAAACTTTAGAATTTAATCTATTTGCAATAGTAATTGCACTCACTCTATCCAAATCTATTACTGGAGAAACTTTTGAATCTGTTGTAGATAATGTCAGTTCCATTGTAAAAGATTTTCTTCCTGGGAAATCTCCTAGATATTGATCCTCATTAGCTTGGGAACATATAATTCTTGGACTCGACATGTAATTATTAGAAGTTAATGAAACATCTTCAAATCCTTGATCAATAAATGGTATAATGGAAGTATTATCTGGAGATCCTCCAGAAAAAGTTCTTATCTTGGCAGATATTGATGTCCCTTGTGGAGTCATTGTCTGCACATTTGGTCTAATTACATTAAATGGAATATTTTGACTTGCTTTGGGTGTTCTAAAAGATCCAGGCAATTGTAGTGCATCATATGATCCGCATGTTTTGTTTTCTCTAAAGAACAGTCCTGGTAAACCTAAACCATTATTGTCACTTCTATCAATACCACTAGTAGTTATTCCAACTTTTACATAGTAATAATCTAAATCGTTAGAATAAGACGCATAATCCGTATTTGATAAATTATGTATTTTATTCAATCTTCTTAAAGAAATTCCATTTAATTCATATTTAAATACTTGAATATTTGATGCATAAGTAGCCGCAACGGTGTTATCTATAGCCCTTGTAATACCGGTTAAACTATTTGTAGAAGTTGTAACGCCAGTGTATTTTACTATTTCATCTTCTATTAAAATATATCCAGGGTTAACTGAAGAAACCGGCACATTTTCAAAGCTTGTAAAAATTCCAACCGCACTTAAAACAATACTTGATGTTGACGTAGAATTATAACTAGAATTTAATTTTTGTGGCGGTAGGTCAGAATCCAATCCAGTTATAGAAACAAAATCACTTCTAGAATACATTCCATTATTGTTATGTTTTACTTTGAAATGCAATCCATCGGTTAAAGGATTTATGTAAGTAACTGTTGCCGAAGGAATAGTGTTTGTTCCCGCACTACCAACATAACCTAAGGTTGAGGTACTATCTTGGAATATTCTACCTTGAATATTTTCAATAATTAATGAATTAAATGAAGATATAATTCCAACTGTATTTGGTATTGTTAGAATTAGATTTTTTCCAAATCCTCCAGTTTGAGAATAATCTACAGTTAGAGAATCACCATAAGCATATCCAGTTCCACCAATAGATACAGTTGCAGCTACTGCAACTCCACCAGAAACTGATATATTAATTTTTCCTCCACTGCCCTTACCACTCAGGGCAACCAAACTTACATTTGAATATGTAATATTAGATGAGGTAAATGCTGATCCAGCAGAGGTAATACTTAACGTACTTCCTATACCTACCGAACCAACTAAACTTTTCAGTTTTCCAGTAAAGTTTGGATTTCCATTTTGTATAATAGTGACTCCCGATTGCAAATTTGAAACCTCAGAAGATGTTAAACTTTTAGCTATTCCAACTAGAGAGGATTTTGAAATGCATTCGATTGGATTTGGTCTTAAAGAAACTACTTGATTGTTTCCAACATCTAAATCTGGATTATAGAATCTGACGTTTGACGATCCATTATAAAATTCTGCTCTATAAAGTTTTAATTTCAAATCTTCCAATTGACTAGGATCCCAAGTTGCACCATTTTGTGACTTAAATAGAGATCCCAAAAGCGGTTGTTGAGAAACAAGAATTTTTTCAGATTCTGCCAGGTTAATTGTACTTACATCTTGTTCTCCCATCCTGGAAATCCAAACTGTGTAGGAGTTTGATGCGGACAATAGGAATTTCCTGTTTCCAAATAAACTGGGGATGGGAAAGTAAAGGTAGTTGGAGTTTTTCCATCTTCAGAAAGATTTACTTGACTTGGTTCCAAAACAACTTCACCAAAAGGTAAAATAGTTTGAGTTGGTAAACCAGTTTGCATAGTGCGAATTTGCATAGTTACTGGTAATCCAGTAGCATCTTTTGTCCTAAAGAAAACATCACATTTAGTGATAAAGACACCATTTGGATCTGGGACTTCAAAAGATTGGGCGAGGGGATCTACCCATCTTGTTTGAGTAGTGGTTCTATTAGTAAATGAAGTATTTGCTACTAATTGCGTACTACTACTTTGTAGGCTTCTATTTTCGGTTCTAACTTCTCTAGAAATTTCAGCATTTCTAACTCTAAGTGTCTGGTCCTCAACATTATTAAGAGTACCTGCAGAAGTAAATGTCGTCTCTGCAGAACTATCGGTTGTTCCAGCAATCGTAGAATTAGTAGAACTCGATGTTAAAGTAAATGTTTTTGTGCCGGTTTCAAATCTAGGAGTAGATGGTAATATTGGATTTGGTATGAAAATAGATCCAATAACAGTGCCAGCTTCATCAGATATTAACCTGACATTAGTAACTCTTGCAACTGCCCCACTACTTTGACCCACCAATTGCATATTTGCACATATATAACCATAAAATCCTGAACTTGATTGCAACTCTAAAGAAGCTGTGTCCACATTGAGAACTGTTGAAGTTGTGGAGTATGAAGTTGGAAGAAGTTCTGCCGTATTATAAGGATTTTTTACAAAACTTTGAGTGGGAGCATTATATGGCCCATATTTGTGAGTTGCTCTCGCTAATCTAAATCTAACACTTACTGCGCCCAAGGATCCTTGTACTGCTTCTCCAGCTGTAAAATTACCAGAAACCATTGATATCTCAATTAGTTTAGGCATTACATATGCTGCCATGTTGACATTATCAAAGAATGGAAATACCTGAGTATTTGGCTTCATTCTTCTTGCAATAAATTCTATATTTCTTGAACGCATCGTATGGATAACATCCGTTGATATCACTTTTGGTCCAAGATTTGTTGTATCAAATCTTTCTCCAACTCTATATTGAATCCCCTGTCTAGATTGATTTGTTGTAGTAAGAGTAGTTACATTTTGGAAATTTGTATATTGATCTCTAAACGTAGTAGTTGTCGTTTCTGGTATTCCTCTACCTTTTTGATAACTTCCTCTACTTGTAGATTGAGAAACTTGTTGAGACCCCACAAATATAGTGCCCATATTTTGTCTTCCGGTCACTTGACTTCCAGTCCATGTTGTTTCCCACGCACCCCAATCAATTGGAGATAGACCAGTATTAGTATCAACACCAAGTTGTTGGACAGCACTTCTATAACTTCCTTCCATATCAATGGTTCTCTGACTGGTTCTTGTTTCAATCCAAGTATCTGTCGATGGACTTAGTTCAATTGCACCAATCCAATTTACTACCGCAAATGGGTTAACATTTTCCGATCTTGTTGCAAATCTATTTTCCAAATACAAAACATCACTATAATTTAAACAAACAACATCACCAACTCTCTTAGTGTTTGGGGAACCCAAATTAGTTACAAATCTTAAATCAGCATCTGGATTTGAAGTATTTCCAGCACCAATTACCGCTTCAGAACCAAGTAAAAGATCTAAAGATGTTGTATAATGTTGTGGTCTTAGATGTCCTTCTGCAGTGTCAATACTGCACTTATATGCTGGATCGGCAATACTTCCACTAAATATTGATTTAAAATTATCTACAAAAAATCCGCACTTGAATCTATCTAATTGAGTTTGTTCATCTCTTAAAGTCAGATTTTTTGTATCAGTTTCAAGTAATGAAAGAGATGTATAATATTCAACGTTTCTCAATCTATCCTCAATATTGGAAATATCTCTCATTCTATATCTCTTATGAGGAGATAATGTTATTTTTACATCATCAGAACTATAAGTATATGCTGGGAGGACAATTGTTGCTACATCTAAAGCATTATCAATATCAGTTGGATATTTTGGAGTTTTTCCTGGGGTTCCTGCAGTTATAAAAAATTGCCCATCTTTATTGACATAAAGTTTATCAATTCTTCCAATATAATATGAATATGTTAAATTAGTGGCTTTATCTTTAGAAAAATTATATGGAGAAGATGAAGTACTTGAAGAAAAAGTTCTGCTTGCAAACTCAAATGGGGAAGCATTTAGTGAAGAATCAAATGGAAGCACTCTTGGTCTCAAATCTAGTATATCGCTTGCCCTAAAAGTTTCTATATTTGGAAGTTCACTGGAATATCTATCTTTATC